AACCTTCCGTGAGCGAGAAAACATTCTTGGGCGATTAGCGGAAGCTAAGAAGCGACTTGCCAATGAGCAATATGACATTTCAGAAGTACCAGCTGCTCGCGCGGAAGGTATTTCCAAACCTCCCTTCTAATTTTGAGCAGCTGCCAGACGCAGTTGGTACATACCAGCTGGTCTTTACGTATTGCTGTCCTCGTGAGCCACTGGATATGTCTAAGTGGTCTGATCTTGAGAAGGCAGATTTCTTTTCTCTTGATCACTGGACAGTTACTAAGTTGCGAGAGTTAGCACCAAAGCGAAGGTCTGGTATATGACGCCTGCTATGGACCGTAAGCTACAACTGTATAAACACGGTTGTGAGCGTGCGGTAATTTTCTGTTATGCGAATAATCTTCCGCCGCCATTAGCCTTCATCAACCGCAAGTTGAAGAAGGATACTTGCTTCTATGATCCTAAGACGACGAAGGTTACGGTTGATGTGAGCGCAACAGCAACGCCTGTTCTGAAACCACATCATATGTGCTGGTCTTGGCCAGCGTTCAAAACGGATCGAACCGCAGTTGGCGTGCCTTGTCACGAGACAGGTCATCATATTCAGTTTCATCTAATGAAAGAACGAATTTGGGACCGTCGCTGGAATACGCTTTACGCCAATACGCCAAAGATTACTTCTTATGAACCAGTGGCATCAGAAGCGTTCGCCGAAACGATGCGTCTCTACATTCTGAACCCACAGCTGCTGGCGATGTACAGTCCGCTGCGCTATGCCTTCATCAAGGACAATCTTGGTCTTAGTGCGATTGAAGAGCGTGATCCTTATGAGGTTGTAGGCAATCCAAACTACAACGCTCGTATCAAAGAACTGATTCGTGGCTAAGAAGATAGATCCTCGTAAAGATCCTTTGAAGTATATGGAGACCCTGCCTGATAAGCGCAGGGTCTGTTCTTGTTTGAAGCACCAATTGTTTCAAACAGAATGTAAAGATTGCGTCGCTGAATGGACCGCGTTCTGGGATCAGCGTGACGAATGGACGCGCAATCATAAATATCATGATGAGAACTTTCAAGTCATTTATCACGGAAACGCCAAAGAAGAAGCCGCTCGTCGGGCGAAAGCAGCTAAAGCTTCCGGCTGATTACGATCAGCTAACCCGTGATCAGGTTCAGCCTTCTGGCGCTTCCTATTCTAACACATTTATTGAGGACAAGAGACCAATGACTAGTACATCGAAATAACTTCGATCGCCCAAAGGAGGGCACACTATGTCACGTCTCCGCACCCCAAAGTGCCACGGTCAGGGAGCTATTTTCTTAGATCCCGTAGATTGCGGCTCCTCAATCCGCTGGAAGATCACCGAATCAGGCTACGGCAAGCAGCCTGAGCCTTACTGTGAGATAAATCTCACAGACTGTAACCGCTCCATTTCTTGGGGTCAGGAATGTACAGAAGAAGGAATAGCTAAGATCAACCGCGCCATCAAGATCTTGATGGAATGCCGTGCTGCCATGAAGAAGCACAAATATGCACCGATAGAAGAGAATGCCGACACCGGAAAGCCAAAAGCTGCGTGATGAATGGTATAGGAGAATGGACTTCTGTTCTCCTGACCATAATATGTTTCACGCACAGCACTGTCAGTTATGCCAGAGGCTGCTCAAACTTCAGTTTGAGCGCGAGGTTGTCTTCGTTCAAGAAATCTACCGTTTAGAGCGAGAAGCAAGTACGTAATATTACAAAACACTAAGGTTCTCGAAACATAAATATAGAGGGTAAAGCAGAAGCTCTACCCTCTTTTTGTTTTAGGGAGCCTACCCAAATGGTGTTTCAAGTATCTCCAGGCGTTCATGTAAGTGAAATAGACCTAACTCCGTCAGTTCCGGCAGTTTCCGTCTCCACGGGAGCTATTGCTGGTTACTTTCAGTGGGGTCCTGCTCTAAAGGTCACTTCTGTCTCTAATGAGAACCAGCTTGCGAACACCTTTGGCGATCCCGACAATAACACTGCTGGCTTCTTCATGCCAGCATCTAACTTCCTTTCTTATGCGACTTCTCTGATCGTTGTTCGCGCATCTGCGAATGGTGCTAAGAACGCTTGCGCGAACACTGGCGCAAACAACACCAACGCCGCAATCCTAATCAACAACGAAGATGACTACTTCGCAAATGGTTCCTACACTACACAGCAAGTAGGCAACCCATTCACTGCTCGTTATCCTGGTGCTCTTGGTAACTCTTTGAAGGTCTATGTTTGGGCAAATGGCGCAGTTTGGACAGCAAACTCAACCAACACCGCAGACCCACTCTACTCCTTCTCCAAGTATTTTGACTTCGCGCCAAACACTTCTCCATATGTAAGAAATGTTACAAATGGTGCGGTCACTGGAGATGAAATGCACGTTCTCGTTGTTGACGCGAATGGCGCATTCACCGGCGTCGCAAACTCTATCCTTGAGAAGTATCAGGGTCTTTCTAAGATCAAGGATGCTTTGAATCCAGTTGGCGGAGCAAACTACTACAAGGAAGTTATCTACCGTAAGTCCAAGTATGTGTTCGTAACTGGCGTTCCTTCTGCGAATGTCCAGGGTTTCGACGCTCTAACACTATCCCTACCTACTTTCGTCCCAGATCAGAACGCAAACGTCTCTGTTCTTGCGGGCGGTCTAGTTGGTAATGTCACTACTGATAGTGCTCTTGTAAATGCTTGGGGTGTTCTAGTCAACAAGGACTACGTTGATATCAGTCTATGTATCTCTGGTGATGTTAGCGACACAGTTCGTTCTTACGTCGCACAGAATGTTGCCGCAACTCGTCAAGACTGCGTCGCCTTCATCTCTCCTCCATTCGCAAACGTAACAGACGTCACTGGCGCAGCATTGTCTATTTCTAACTATGCTGCGAATACGACCTATCGTACTTCTTACGCAGTGATGGACTCTGGTTACAAGTACCAGTATGACAAGTACAACGATGTCTATCGTTGGGTTCCATTGAATGGAGACATAGCAGGTCTTTGCGCCGCAACTGACAACCTACGTGACCCTTGGTGGTCTCCAGCAGGTCTTCAGCGTGGCGTCATCAAGAATGTTGTCCGTCTAGCATTCAATCCAGCACAGACTGACCGCGATATTCTCTATCCAGCAGGCGTCAATCCAGTTGTCGCATTCCCAGGTCAGGGAGTTATCCTCTTCGGTGATAAGACGTTCTTGAACTTCTCAAGTGCGTTCGATCGCATCAACGTCCGCCGTTTGTTCATCGTTCTTGAAAAGGCAATCTCTGCGGCAGCAAAGACCAGCCTCTTTGAGTTCAACGATGCCTTCACTCGTGCGCAGTTTGTTGCTTTGATTGAGCCATTCCTACGTACAGTTCAGGGTCGTCGTGGTATCACAGACTTCAAGGTTGTTTGTGACACTACGAACAACACTCCTGATGTCATTGATGCCAACCAGTTCGTTGGTGACATTTACATCAAGCCAAATCGTTCTATCAACTACATCCAGTTGAACTTCGTTGCGGTCCGTACCGGCGTAAGCTTCACCAGTGTTGTTGGACAGTTCTAATCTGGCTGATAAATAGAACGAGACACTTCGGAGAACCAAATGTCATTCAATATTGACGCATTTCGTACCCAGCTAATCGGCGATGGCGCACGTCCTAATCTCTTTGAGGTTCAGATGACGTTCCCACCTTACGTTACTCTTGGACAGACCGCACAGCAGAAGACTACCTTCCTCTGTAAGTCTGCTCAGATGCCGGGTTCCACGGTTGGTGTAGCGCCTATATTCTACAAAGGACGTGAAGTCAAGTTGGCAGGTAATCGTACCTGGCAGGACTGGACCATTCAGATTATTAATGATGAAGATATGGTCATCCGTAATGCGTTTGAACAATGGGTGAATGGTTTGAACTCTCCACAGGACAACGTCCGTGGCGCAGCAGCAACCATTATTGATGGCGGCTATGGTGTTGATGCGTATGTAACGCACTTCAGCAAGAAGAACACAATCATCAAGCAGTATCTCTTGATCGGTATGTGGCCAATGGATATTTCTCCAATCGAACTAGATTGGGGTCAGAACGATACCATTGAAGAGTTCACCGTAACTCTAGCAATGCAATATTGGATTGATCCGGCTTTGAATGGCAGCGCAAGTATTGGCGTTACGATTAGTCCATAAGGTAGAATGATATAGTGGCAGGTGCGGAGACGATAGGATTCGAACCTATGAAACTTGGGGAAGTTTGGACGCTTGTGAAGCGAACGCAATAAACCGCTCTGCCACGTCTCCGTTGTAATCTATTTAGCTCAGTACTGGATGCGAAAGTGTAAAATAAACTATGAGATTGATGCATTTACATCATATTATTCCGAAGCATATGGGCGGCTCTGATGACCCATCCAATCTGGTGGAGCTTACGCCAGAGGAGCACGCAGAGGCTCACCGTAAGCTGTATGAAGAACGTGGTATGTGGCAAGATTATCTTGCCTGGAAAGGATTGGAAGGTAGAATGACATCAGAAGAATGCGCTCGCGAGGCAGCACGTCAAGCTAACCTCGGCAGTAAACAATCAGAAGCTACAAAAGCAAAGCGAGCAGCAAGTATCCGTAAGGCTATTGCTGAAGGTCGTCTTGCGCGTCCTTCTACTAAGGGTATGAAATATACTCTAGAACATAAAGCCAAGATCGCAGCTTCTATGCGCGGTAATCAGAATGGAGTACGTGCCTAATGGCTGACCAAAGTATTAGTCTTTTCGGTTGGCGTTTAATACGCGGCAATGACGAAGAAGACAAGCAATCTAGGGTTCAACAGAATCCAATAACGCCTTCATTCGAAGACGGCTCCATCAATATTCAGACTGGAGCACACTACGGAATATACGTAGACCTCGACGGCTCCTACCGTTCCGAGTTAGATCTCCTTACCAAATATCGTACGATGGCGATGCAGCCAGAAATGGAGAATGCTATTGACGATATTGTCAACGAAGCTATTGTCCACGATGAAGACGAAGTTGTTGTCAAACTCAATCTAGACGAGTTGGATCAACCAGATAATATCAAGAAGATGATTCGCGAAGAGTTTGATGAAGTTCTTCGTTTGATGGACTTCCGTCGCTTCGCTTCTGACATTTTCCGTCGTTGGTATATTGATGGTCGTCTCTACTACAACGTTGTTATTGACAAAGACAATCCTCGTGATGGTATCCAACAGCTGATCTTGATTGATCCTCGCCGTATTCGTAAGATTCGCAACATCACCAAAGAGAAGAATGAGCAGGGTGTTGAAATCATCACCAAGATAGACGTATTCTATCTCTACAACGAAAAAGTCCTCAACAACAATACACAGTCTCCACAGCTAGTTGGAAACTTTGCGGGTGGTATCAAGCTATCCGAAGATTCAATCGTCCAGATCACTTCTGGATTGTTCGATCCTTCTAAGTCTACTGTTCTTTCCTATCTTCATAAGGCAATCCGTCCTATGAACCAGTTGCGTTTCCTTGAAGACGCAACCGTTGTCTATAGAGTTAGTCGTGCCCCAGAACGTCGTGTATTCTACGTAGACGTCGGCAATATGCCAAAGGCAAAAGCCGAGCAGTATCTCAAAGACATCATGACGAAGTATCGTAACAAGTTGACTTACGATGCTTCTACTGGTGAAGTCCGTGACGCGACCAAGCATCTTTCTATGTTGGAAGATTTCTGGATGCCTCGCCGTGGTGATACGAACAAGTCAACAGAAATCACTACACTTCCAGCAGGTCAGAATCTTGGTCAGATGGAAGATGTTCTCTATATGGAGAAGAAACTGTACCGTGCTCTTGGCGTGCCAGTATCTCGCCTAGAACCAACTCAAGGTTTCTCTTTAGGTCGTGCTTCTGAAATCACTCGCGACGAAATCAAGTTTGATAAGTTCATTCAGAAGCTACGTGCGCACTTCTCTATGCTATTTGACGAGTTGCTAGCTCGTCAGCTAACCTTGAAGGGTGTCTGTAACCTTGAAGACTGGAAAAACTTCCGCGAAGATATTCGCTACACTTTCACAAAGGATAACA